ATTTCTGATTTTCAAAAAAATGATTCATTATTATTTATTGTTCATCCATCATCTGAAGAACATTTTAAATACATCACACAACATTTTAAATACATCACACAACATTATGAAAAAATAAATATAATTGGATACCCAACAAGTTCACAACGAACTGTATTAATTTATTTGAATAATGTTCCATATTTTGTGAAATTAAGTATGAATGTTGTGATTGATGGAGTGAATAGAATGTTACATCAAAATGAAATAAACGTTTCAATACAATCAAGTGAATATTTAAAAGGGGTTGATATTCCAATTCAAATAATGTATGAACCATTTTCAATCATTCCAAAAAACAATAATCATGGAATGATTGTTCGAAAAATTCCACAAAATATGTGTGATTATTATTCCATGTTTTGTTTTCTTGGTAAAAAAGGAATCACATTAATCACAAAGTTAACACATCAGTTTGAATTTCATTCTGAAGTTGATTTTGTGTTAAATTTTATACTAAAACCGTTGGCACATGATTATATTGATTGTTTATTTAATCATGGTGTTTCATTACAAATGCATCCACAAAATTTATTGATGTGTTTGAATCATACAGACAAATTCATGTACAGAGATCTTGGAGGTTGCAATATTCGTAATGTACAATCAAAGTACAGTGACAACCATATAAAAGATGTTGAAAATGTGATTGAATGTCATATTATTGGAAACTTATGTTTTGAATTAACAAGAACATTTGTTCATCATTATCAATCAAATTCAAATGATAAGTTTACAAATTGGAAAAACGAAATGATAAAAAACAACAAGATAAAAAGTTTCATGTTTGATAATCATATATTTTCAAATGATGAATTTCAACGATATGGGTTTTTTGAATTATGTTTTTTAGAATTCATGATTGATGAATTAAAACCATTCATGAAAACTATACAAACAAAATCAAACAATCTGATTGATGAATCATATTTTAAAATGGTGAAAGAATGTATTCATGGATTTCCATCGTTTAATTCATTTGGTAACTTTGTATCCACACTTTACCAATATTTTACACTTTAAGAATACAATGATCTTATGACAAAAAAGTGAATCAAACAACAATCATGGCTCAGTTAAACAAAGTGTTCTTTGAAATTGGGTTGAATGACATCACGTCGCAACAACAAATAAAACAATATGTTGAACAAAATAAAATAACAAATGTATCACCAGCTTCACATCGAGGAAGTCGAACATGTACAGACTTTTCACAATTCAATATTGACAAACATACTGCAACAAAATCCGAGGATGAACATGGAAATGAAAAATTTGAAACAAAACAATACATTGTGATTGTGTCAAAAAATTATATCCAATTGCAATTCAAACATTCATCATCCATGTTGTTGATGAACATGAATGATTATTATGAAGATTGTACATTTACAACTTAATCATCATATTCTTTGATCATTGCATCCATCATGGTTGTATTTTTTGACAATTCACATTTCTCATGAATTAATTTTCGTTCCGTTTTATGAATGTCATCTAAAATTGAATATATTTCTTCATTAATTGTGTTGTATTGTTTTTCATATTCCATATGTAAATCTAAAAATGAATCAAAATAATCGGTGTTAAATTCTTTTTTTAAATAATCATAATTAAATGCTATATTTTGTCTTATTTTATGATGATTGTCTTGTAATTGAAATAACTTTTTTTTGTTATTCTTATTATGTTTTAACAATTGGTCGTAATTTCGTTGATGTTTGGAAACATTTGAAACAACTTGTCTAAATTTATGATAATTAAAAATCAATTGAATGGGCTTGTTCATCTGATTAAATAAATGAATTATTTTTTTAATATTATTCAAATAACATACCTACTGCATTAAATAAACAATGATTAACAATTTGTTGTAAATTTTTAAAATATTTTCTCCATTGTCTTTGAATTATGATGGCTGATTTAGTTTTTATTTGTATTTCCAAATATTTATTGTATTGTGTGGTTCCAATAATTTTTTTTAAATTTTTATTTTTTGAAATGTTTAAATAATGATGATAATTATATAAATACAACGTATTTAATAAAAGATTATTATGTATTTGTATCTTGAATTTATAATTTTTCAAAATTAAAATTTTTAAAAACACTAATTTTGAAAAATCAACAGGATATTTATATCCATTTAAAATAAGTCTTTGTACATTACCAAATTTTGAAAAATCAATATATTTGTGTCTGTAATTTAAATTAAGATATTCTATTTGATTCATAACAACATATAAAATAAATTATAAAAATTCTATAAGTTATTTAATTACGATGACTGTTCACAAGTGTTAAAAACACCCATCCAAGTGCAAACAAAGCCATCCCAGGACCATCAACCACACAGTTTTCACGTTGAAATGGAAGTGTGGCAACCATGCTTAGAATGACACAAACACCAGCAAGAAGTCCAAACATGGTTTTCTGGTTAGATTGTTTCACACCTACAGTTGCTGTGAAAAAACCAAGTGCCAACCATGCTGCCATAAACATGAGTCCATACATGGCTTCCGGTTTTTTGTTTTTCATCATTTGAAATTTCATGACTAAAGCAGAAACTAAAATAGAATATGATGCAAGATAAAATTTCCATGATTCATTCTTTGGTCGCCCACATGATAATACCATGGGCATGATTAGCCATCCACCAACAAAGAGTGCCATGGCAACCATTTTTGAATTTTCATTGGACATTTTAGCTTGAGATAATCCATTCATGAGTATAACACCAAGTAAAATGGCAAGACTCGCGTATGAAGTTTTTGTTAAATGAGTTTTGTTTAATTGAAGCATTATATTATAAACAACAAAAAATAATGAAATCATTTGTTATCGGAAGCAGTTTACCTGTTTTTTTTATAACCATGTTTTACACAAGTTATTATTTCTCAAAAGAAAACAAACCTAAAGTTGTTCCATTTGAAATGTTTGGAATAATGATTCCACTTTTATTTGGAATTTTTAATGAAATAAATACAATTGTCATTAAAAAATACAATAATATTAATTATAGTTTAATTGTTGGTGCAATATTTGGTTTATTATTATCATCCATTGGACGTTTTTATTTAAATTTACCAAAATTATTGTTTGGATTTAAACAAAATGAACACAATGTACATATTATTGCTGTCATTTTATATGCACTCATATTTAGACTGATCGCAACACCTTTAACAAAACAATTCATTTAACTAATATTTGTATATCTTGTGTGAACAACGGATTAAAACAAACATGTGATTGTTTTTTTCGTTCATGTTGATAAAGTCTTTTTAATATGGTTGTATCTGGCTTGCCAACACGTTTATCAACAAATAAACACCATAAATAACAATACATGACAATTAAATATTTAAATTCAAATTCAATAAACATCAAGCGAATTAAAAGTCTCCATTTATCTTCACGTTCATTTTGAAGATCAGTTGTATAAAATTTAATAAATTCATCATACGTTGGAAAATAACATGTTTTATCATGAGCAAACCATTTCCAAAATCCATGGTTTATCATGACTTCTGACATTTCGGTTAATGTGCTCACGTAAACTTTCATTGTGCATTTTTTTTTAAACTTCACAAATTTCTTTAAGTTGTTTATAAAAAATGAAAAAAATTAAATTTATTATCAACAAAATGCACTGATACATTCGAAGAACAATGGTTCAACATTACCTGTTTATACAATTAATGTTTATAAGAAAATAAATAAAACACAACAAAAGTTGTGAACGACACACTGATTAAACATGTGATGGTAATAATAACACATTTAAATAGGTTATAAGAACGAGTATGTTCATCATCATCAATAAGAACAATATTTTGCATTAGAAATTAAAGGTTACATTATTTTTAAAATAATAATATACTCATCATTATGTTTTTAAAAAATAATTATTTTTTTGAAAAGCAAATTGGTCAAGGTGGATATGGAACTGTGTACAAAGTATCACATATCAAAACTGGAAAACAATATACTTGTAAAATTACAGAAAAAGAATTGAAATCAAAAAATGAAATAAACATAATGAAACTTTTAAAAAATAAAAAACATATTATTCATTATCATGATCATTTTGAAGACAACAAACATCATTATATCATTATGGAATTATGTAATGGACGCAATATTTATAATGCATATACACTTATAAATAATCATGAAAATAAAACAATGTATCGACAAAAATATATACAACAATGTATTTATGCAATTGAAGACTGTCACAAGAATAATATAATTCACAGAGACATAAAACTTAATAATTTTATATTAAAACAAAATGATGCAAAATCAGATGTAAAATTAATTGATTTTGGTCTTTCTGAAATTGGTGAAAACAAATCATTATTCAGAAAATCAGGATGTCCACATTTCATGCCACCTGAATGTATATTACAAGAAACAGATATAAATTACGTATTAACACCTGCATATGATATATGGAGCCTGGGTGTGTTAATATGTATGTTTTATAAAAACACATTGCCATTCACTGGAAAAAATACAGAAAAGGTGATAAAAAACATTGCATTACATGAACCTGATTTACGTGGAATATTTAACCCAGATTTATATTTTATTTTAAAAGAAATTTTCAACAAAAATCCATTTGATAGACCAAATATACATGAAGTAAAAGAAGTGTTTACTTCAAATGTAATTTAACACACTGACACTAATTATTGTATTTTTTTTTCAGATGAATCCAACTCAATATTTTCATCTTGAAAATCAATTGGGAATTTATAACAAATTTGCAAATCATTGCATTGTTTTTCAAATACATCTAATGATATTGGTTTGTCATAAATTGTTTCTTCAAATTTATCATGATTTATTGGATGATTCATTTCACGTTCAAGTAATTTTTGGTGATATAATTCATCAATATTTGATAATGTTTGGAATTTTGAACCGTATATTGTCATTGGAACCTTGTAAAATAAATCATAATGTGGATCATGATTATAAAGATATCCTTTAAAAGTTTGAGTATTATTATTTATTGGAACATCATAATAAAATACATTAGAATATTCAACAAAATAATCATAATTAAAAGAACTCAGTTCAACATTTTGTATTTTAGCAAAACCACATGAGTTAAACGTTGATTGTGTTAATCCCATTGTAATACAACAAAAAAATTTTTTAATTAAATTTTAAAACATTGTTTTCCACCACATAAAAATACACGCACCAATATAATTATTTATCAATCGAACAAAAATAATAAAATAATAATGATCATATATTCTTTCCAAACCAGAAACAATTTGATAACGTATATTTGAAAAAATAGATAAATACGTCAACCACAGCATAACATTATTAATGTATTCAAATTGTTTAAATAATACATAACCAATTGATCCAGACATGAATCCAATCAAACTAAATATAACCGCTTTATCATACAAAGACATAAAACGTTGATACATTGAATAATCACCAAAGGAAAAGAAATGCGAAGGTTTTTCAGAACTTAATGATGTCGTCATGGATAAATTAATACACACATCATTTAACAATGAAATGGAAATTTGACTTAAATGTTCAAATGAAAGCAACGAACCGGATTGTAAATGAGCGGCAGAAATCATTAAAGAATCATTGATAATTTCTGTTCCAATTTTAAAAAGAGTTTTATCATTATTATCTTTTTTTATATTCATTGTTAATTTTGGTTGCTTCATTTTATTTATTTTATTTATTTTATGTTTGTGTTTCAATGTTTTATGACACATTATAGGAATATCTTTTAAAACAATCATTACATTTAATGAATATAATAATAAAATATATTCAAGTTTCAAATGTTTTGTGATCATTATCCAACTGGAAATAAAATAATGATAATAAGACATCAACAAGGAAACAACACAAATTGTTTAAATACACAAGGCATTTATAATACATGGACATTATCAAAATCTATAGAAAACATTTTTTTTTTAAAAAATGAACTTAAAGAAAATATCCGTATATATTATAAACTGGTATATATATAACAATGACTAGCCCTATCTGTACCTACGACTTTACTCTCAAAGCTGATTCGCTGACTCATCAAGACATTATTGATACACGTGTTGATGGCCCTTGGCGTGACACTGACGAGGTCAAAGTGCTGACTAGACAGTTGAAACAATTCATGACTTACGAGCTATATGATTGGCAGAAAGAAATTATAGGATTGACTCAGAGCATTGATGATAGGTCAATTAAATTAATCTATGACCAACACGGAAATAATGGAAAATCCATGCTTTGCGAATTTTTAGAGTACCGCGGACTAGCCTATGAAGTGCCTCCATTTAGACAAATGGAAGACCTAATGCAGTGCGTAATGGAAATAAAAACCTACCCATGCTACATCGTGGATATGCCACGTGGCATGAAAAAGGACAAACTATCGGAATTCTACGCTGGCCTAGAGAGCATCAAAAACGGTATTGCTTATGATAAGCGCTACCACTTCCGTAAGAAGCGTTTTGATAGTCCACAGGTGCTGGTGTTTACTAACGTCCTACCTATCATGGATCTACTGTCCAAGGATCGATGGGAGATCTACGAGATGACTCCCGAGAAGTCTCTTAGGCGGCAAGCCTGTAATACTGAAGAGACTTCTTTTTTTTAATAGAAGCGCCCATGCACATCTGGAACATCTGGAACAAGTGCCGCCAGATGTGCATGGGCGCTTCGCGCAGTATATAATTTGTGTGTGTGTGTGTGTGCGTGTGTGTGTGTGTGCGTGTGTGTGTGTGTGTCCGCGTGTGTGTGTGTGCGGTGCGGTGTGGTGTAGTGCGGCGGCGGTGTCTTACATATCTTTGAAATAAAACTTGTATGCGAATCTGTACGATGCAATAATATCTGTAGTAAGTGTTCCGAATGAGTCGTAAGCAATAAGCCATGGAATCATGTTAAAATCACGACCTCCGGATTCGTTGTTTCCATTGTACGCGTAACTCTTGTATTTGCGTAGATCTATCCAGAAGGTCTTTACAAATGTAAGTTCTTTATTATGATTCAATGTAGAATCATGTCGTGACCAGTTCATAGAACGGTCTGTAAAGCTGCGACTGAAAATAACTGTGCCATCAGATTTCTCAGGATCGATCGAGTCGATCACGCGGACGCCAGTAATATCCTCGAATGGAAGAGTGGAAGGATTCGTGTCTCCACGAGTTTTTTGTATAAGAAATTTATATAACACGTTAGGTCGATCGTATGGCTGTTTGAATGTCAAGAAGATCTTTACACCTACTGGATTTACTTTATCACCTATACGAGCCGTGTAAGCTCCTATTCCCGCGCCGTCCTGCGCACCCTGACTGGTTCTGAGGAGATTAGGTTTAACTGGATCCCCTAACTTTGCTGGCGTATTATGATAGAGGTTGTCAGGTATCGCGCCGTAGTTGTTAAATACATGTTTCGTTTCTGCTACGCGCATAACAGCTTTCTTAGCGATTGTAGCAACCGTTTTATTGAAATTACGGCGTTTATTATAATTTTTCCCTAATATACTATCAATCATTTCATTCTGATAGCCGTCTTCTTCAAAGGAATCTTCTAACATTAACATGCAAATATTCAATATCCGTTTTACTATAAATTTATCAAATCCTTTAATATGCTTTGTATACATATCTAAGATTATATTTACCACGGTTCGCTTTCTATCGTTGCTTTTCCGGATATCTTCTGACATCATCATTACTTTTTCTACTACCAACTCAGTGAATGGTAATTTCTTTTCCTTCTTTTCTACTGCTTTTTTCATTTCCTTGTAATACACAAGGGGGTCAAATGATGATGGTTTAATTAAAAAAATAGGTTCTTGTTCACCCTTGATATATCCTTTACACATATATCTAATAGTCTTCCCTATATCCTTTACATTTCCAAATGCAAGTGTTCCTGTTCCTGATGATTTATTTCTTCTTGCGAAAGTACTTACAGATTCTGCTTTTATAATCTTCTTTGTACAAAATAAATAGTGTATATGTTCACCCTTGTCACTTGCTAATTCCTTACAAACATAATATGGTTTTGTTTCATCCCTATATTTTTTTATAATTTTATATGCCTCGGACATATCTTCTGTTTTGCAATCACCAAATATCCAAGTACAATTAGTATCATGTTTGTCTGTGATGTCTGTCATCCGTGTCTGTTGTCTGTCTCTATATGTTAGAGACAGACATTTTTTTTGCCAGTTTCTTACACATATTTTTCATTCCCTAAAGAAAAAATTATTCGGTCGCCGTCAGGGCGACATCCGTTCGTCGGCGATCCCACCAAAGGTGGGCAAACCCCTACGGGGTCGCCTTCGCTACGCTACGCTCCGCTACTCACACGCCGCTTACATGTCTTTGAAATAAAACTTGTATGCGAATCTGTACGATGCAATGATATCTGTAGTGAGTGTTCCGAATGAGTCGTAAGCGATAAGCCATGGAATTAAGTTAAAATCACGACCCCCGGTCTCATTGTTTCCACTGTATGCATAATTCTTGTACTTACGCAGGTCAACCCAGAAGGTCTTTACAAATGTAAGTTCTTTATTATGATTCAATGTAGAATCATGTCGTGACCAGTTCATAGAACGGTCTGTGAAGCTACGACTGAATACAATCTGTCCGTCAGATTTCTCAGGGTCTATACTATCAATAACCTTTACACCGGTTATGTCCTCGAATGGAAGAATGACAGGGTTGGTGTCTCCACGTGTCTTCTGGATGACGAATTTATATAAAACGTTAGGTCGATCATAGGGTTGTTTGAATGTCAAGAAGATCTTTACCCCTACAGGGTTTACCTTGTCACCTATACGAGCAGTGTATGCACCTACACCAGAACCGTCCTGGGTCCCTTGACGAGTTACAAGCAGGTTGGGTTTAGCTGGGTCCCCTAACTTTGCTGGCGTATTATGATATAAATTGTCAGGTATCGCCCCGTAATTGTTAAATACATGTTTCGTTTCTGCTACGCGCATAACAGCTTTCTTAGCGATTGTAGCAACCGTTTTATTGAAATTACGGCGTTTATTATAATTTTTTCGCTTGCTGTATGCAGGAGTCTTTTTGTTTGCTTTACGGACATATGGCATCATAGTGAAATCATGCAATTATCAAACAAGTTGTCATCAAATAAATTAAATCATGAATGGAAAAAAGATGATTATGATGGTTGTATATATATTGATGAAATGGGAATGTCAACTTATTTTCCAAAATATGCCATGGTAAGTATTTCCTGAATTTCTTTAACTAACGGATGTCGAGGATTTGCACCAGTACATTGATCATCATATGCCATAATAGACACTGTTTCAATTTTTTCAAAAAAATCTTTTTCCGAAATTCCATATTCTTGAATTGATTTTGGAATACCAACCAATTGTTTTAAATATGTAATTTGTTCTACAAGTTGTTGAACGGCAATATTATCTGAATCTGCTTTTGTTGCAAAATGACATGCACGTGAAATATGAGCATACTGTTCTTTGGATTTATAATAACTATATTGTGGAAATGCAGTTCTTTTTGTGGGATGATCATCAGAATTATATTCAATAACATATGTGATTAACATTGCATTTGCAATTCCATGTGGAATTCCAAACATGTGACCCAATTGGTGTGCCATACTATGACATATTCCTAAAAATGCATTTGAAAATGCCATGCCTACAATCGTCGATGCATTATGCATATTTGATCTGGCATCAACATTGTCTGGAAAATTATAAGCTGTTTCCAAATTATTAAAAACAAGTTTAATTGCTTGCAATGACAAACCTTGTGTATAATCTGTACTAAACACTGAAACATACGATTCCAATGCGTGTGTGAGAGCATCAAGTCCAGTGGATGCCGTCAGTCCTTGTTACAATAAAAATAAAGAAGACGTATATAATTTAGAAGAAGGAAGTAATATTACCCCTGATGGAAGTATTATTACCCCTGATGGAAGTATTATTACCCCTGATGGAAGTAATGATACAAATGACAATAACACAGAAATGAAATGTACAAAATGTAATAAACAATTTAGGAGTCTCAAAGGATTCAAAGAACATACAAGTAAATGCACAGGATTACATCCTTTACAATGTGTCATCTGTTTGAAGATGTTTGCAAGTGCTGTTGGTAAATCTAAACATAAAAAATACGTAAAGTGTAATCCACCTGTACAATCAAACAATTCTACTATAAATAATTACAACATTAACACAACAAATAACAACAATAATGTGTATAACATCAATATATTACTGACGGACTTTGATAAGATAACAAATGAAGACATCCAGAAGATGGTAAGTAGAATTGCCAAAGAGGAGTATATAAAGATGGTAAATAAGAATATTGATATAGGGAAATACATAATACCGAGGACTGTGAAACATATCTACTTTAATGATGACTTTCCTGAGATGCAGGTGTTAAAGAAGGAACGTAGAAACGATAAGATGGTGGATGTGTATGTTGGAGAGGGGAAGTGGGAGAAACGGATGATGAATGATGTCTGTAAAGAGGTGATACGTCGAGTGGAGAACTTTCATACAGAGTACTTGAGATACATAGAGGAGAAATACAAAGATGTGAAGGTGGGAAGTGCCAAATGGAAACAGATAGTGAGACCGATAAAGACGTTTGGGAATACGATGTTGTGGTATGATGACTTTAGAGGGGACGAAATAGAGAATTTTGGGGTGGAACTGAACTATCCGGAGGAGGATGAAGAGACGGAACGGGAGAGAGATCGAAAGAATAAGGAGATGGAACAATTGGTAGGGGAGAAGGTTTACGACGAGTCAAAAATCATAGAACAAGCGACACGGATGATGCTAGGGAAAATATAGTTGGTTCGATATGAAAAATGGAAGTAATAAAAAAGTTAAGAAAACTTATTGATTATTTGATTGATAGATTTTTTAACGAAAGTGTTTGTGTAATCGAATTTGTTTAAGGCGATACTAACTAGATGATGAATGTTTTCTTCCATACAAGAACAACTAGTTTCTCGACAGAAATCATATGTTAGTTTGATAATAGGGGATAGAATGTGATCTTTGAAGACATCAACAGAATCATTTGGACAAGAATTTTGGTTGAAATGTGTTTCGATGTATTTTATATATTCTTTGGTGTCGGGAAATATTGAAACGTTAACAGTTTTGCATACACAACATCGAATGTAATCGGTGTGTCAACAATCAATGCATACGAACTCCATTATAGTTTGATTAAAGAAGACAATATGTATTTAAATACGATTTAATGAATGGGAGACAAAACATATCCGGGGCAATCATAAAAGATGTTTTTATGTCCTATGTCACAAGCTCTATGTCCATCTGTTCCTGATACTGTGTGATGATTATGTGAACCACAATGGGGACATATTACAGAAATGTGTGGATAAGAGGATATGTTTTGATCATACCAAACAACAGTTTGTTTTAATGTATTCCATTCTTCATCACTACCGTTAAAATATTTGTTCACTCCAAAAGGATAGTCGTCTTTACATTTGGTCATTTTATTGAATATTCTACTTTTTAGTTATATAGAAAAATAAAACTTTAAATAAAAAATAATTAGTTGTAACGAAGAGTGTGCATTTTAATTTGAAAGTAAACCTAACAAGAGACTATATTTTAAGACGAGACTGTCGTAACAAAAAAATGAGATATGAATAAAGTGGTCTAGATGAAAATAGTCGGTGTTATATTATAGAGAAAAGGAGGGACTATTTTCATCTATACGATAAAAAATAATTATTAGATTCCAAAACTCGATAGATGGTAATGACAATATAAAAACTAATAATTTAACTTTAAAAACAAAATGCACACTCTTTAGAAAGACGTTTTATATAATTTAGAAGAAGGAAAGTAAAAAGTAAAGTGTACATTTTTGATTTGAAAGACAAAATGAGAATTGAAAATAAATAGTTGTAACGAAGAGTGTGCATTTTAATTTGAAAGTAAACCTAACAAGAGACTATATTTTAAGACGAGACTGTCGTAACAAAAAAACTGAAATGTTGTAAAGTGGTATAGACACACGTTCTCGGTGTTATATTATAGAGAAAAGGAGCGAGAACGTGTGTCTATAAGATAAAACATAATTATTAGATTCCAAAACTCGATAGATGGTAATGACAATCAATGACCTAATAAATTAACTTTAAAACCAAAATGCACACTCTTTAGAAAGACGTTTTATATAATTTAGAAGAAGGAAAGTAAAAAGTAAAGTGTGCATTTTGATTTGAAAGACAAAATGAGAATTAAAAATAAATAGTTGTAACGAAGAGTGTGCATTTTAATTTGAAAGTAAACCTAACAAGAGGCTTATTTTTAAGACGAGACTGTCGTAACAAAAAAACTGAAATGTTGTAAAGTGGTATAGACACACGTTCTCGGTGTTATATTATAGAGAAAGGGAGGGAGAACGTGTGTCTATAGGATAATCAATAATTATTAGATTCCAAGACACGATAGATGGTAATGATAATCAATAACCTAATAAATTAACTTTAAAACCAAAATGCACACTCTTTAGAAAGACGTTTTATATAATTTAGAAGATAAAAAGTAAACAAAACGTGTACATTTTTGATTTGAAAGACAAAATGAGAATTGAAAATAAATAGTTGTAACGAAGAGTGTAAACCTAACAAGAGACTTATTTTTAAGCCGAGACTGTCGTAACAAAAAAACTGAAATGTTGTAAAGTGGTCTAGATGAAAATAGTCGGTGTTATATTATAGAGAAAAGGAGGGACTATTTTCATCTATACGATAATCAATAATTATTAAATTCCAAGACACGATAGATGGTAATGATAATCAATAACCTAATAAATTAACTTTAAAACCAAAATGCACACTCTTTAGAAAGACGTTTTATATAATTTAGAAGATAAAAAGTGAACAAAACGTGTAAATTTTTTATTTGAAAGATAATAAAAGTCATTTCACGTTACACTGTTTTTTATTCGTTCGTTAGCACTCACTCATAAAACAGTTTCACTCATCTTAGGCGCGTTTTTCGTGATACAATTTGATAAATATAAAGACGATAAATGGTAATTAAAGAAATATATCAGCGAAAATTGACTGAAATGAACGAATATAACACATTAAAACAGTAAAATAAAGTAAGATAAAGTAAGATAAAGTAAAATAAAGTAAGATAAAGTAAGATAAAGTAAGATATCAGCGAAAATATACTAGAATCAACTGAAATATACTAAAATAACACAAATAAACTGAAAAATAAATTAAATAAAAGTGAAAATAAAAGTAGAAATAACCGAAAAGAGAAAAAGAAGTATATAAGTACTGAAAAGAAAATTATTAAAGTAATGGGTTAACTAAGATAAAAATAGAAGTAAATCTTGATAAAAAGAAGTGAAATAAAGATTAAATAAAAGTAGCGAGAAGAAAAAATAAAGAAGTAAAGAGAAAGAGAAATATAGAATTCAGCACTGAAAAGTTAAAAATATAAGTAATTGGTTTATAGACACATAAATATGATAAATAGAAGTACCGAAAAGGTAATAAAAATTAAATAAAAGTGAAAATAAAATTAGGAAATCGAGTAAAGATAAAAATAATCAAAGATTTCAGCACCAAAAAGTAAATAAATTCAGTAATTGGTTTACTGACAGATAATAATGATAAATAGAAGTACCGAAAAGGTAATATAAATAAAATAAAAGTAGCGATAAGATTAAATAAAGACGAAAAGATAAATTAGAAGAAGAATATGGCACTGAAATTAGGAAATTTCAGTGGTGCGTTTTGCTTAGATAAAAACGAAAGTAGTGCATGTTAATTAAAAGTACATAAAAATAAATAGGAAGTGGGGGGAATTGTGGTACGTAAAACTAGAAGAAGCGCATGTTAATTAAAAGTACATAAAAATAATTAGGAATTCGGTGGATACTGCTAAGATAAAAATAGAAGTCAGCGCTTGATAGATAACGGAACTGATAAATAATTAGGAAATGGGGGAAATTGTGGTACGTAAAATTAGAAGTCAGTACTTGATAGATAACGGAACTGGTAAATAATTAGGAATTCGGCGGATACTGCTAACATAAAAATAGAAGTCAGTACTTGATAAATAACGGAACTGATAAAAAATTAGGAAATGGGGAAAATTGCATTACGTAAGATTAGAAGTCAGTACTTGATAGATAACGGAACTGATAAGATGAAAGATTCTTAGGATTTGACCGAATCCCCTAACAATCGCGAACTTACATAAATTTTGCAACTCGGTACGTTAAGAATAGATTCTTAGGAAAATGAGACATCTGTGCGACATAGGATATATAGTTGCCACATCCATTGAACCGAATGGGCGGAGTCCAGTGTTACGAGAATACCCCCTGCTTGATCATCCGGATACATCTGACACCAACTTTTTAATTAAACTTCCATTGTTTGGGAAATGAATGATGCGTTTACGAATATCCATAAAACGAATGTAAAGATCTTTAAAATCTACTGCAGGGTGTTCGTACATCAATCTCATGACTTTAGAAGCATCCATCGGTGATCCACCACCCAATGCAATGATGCAATCTGGTTTGAATGATTTCATGTCACGAATGCCAGCTTTTATACATGAAAGTGTAGGATCTGGTGTGATGTCAACAAATACGTTTGTGTCCATTTTATATTCGTGCAAAATATCAGTGATTATGTTCACATAACCAAGATTTTTCATGGGCCAATCCGTAATAATCTGAACACGTGAAATACCAGCTTCAAGTAAATCAACAAGTGCTGTGGACAAAATCCCATTCTTGAAATAAATGGATTCAGGAACTTTAAACCAAAGCATATTTTCACGCTTTTCAGCAACATTTTTAATATTTAGCAAATGATGTGGACCAACATTTTCTGGAATACTATTACCACCTTTGCTTCCACAACCAAGTGTTAATGATGGGATTAACTTAAAATTATAAATGTCACCAATGGCACCGTAAGCACTTGGCATATTAATTAGAGAACGACCTGATGGCATGGTATTGTAACATTTTGTAATGCATTCTGTTTCATTATCATCAATAAATAATACACTAGTGTGACCCATTCCACCATTTTCAAGAATAATTTTTCCAAATTGCAAAACTTGATCAAAATCATTGGCACGCACTGCACCTAGAACTGGACAAAGTTTTTCATGTGCAAATAATGATGTCAAATTACTGTTGTGTATGTCACAAATAAGTAATGTTGTGTGTTTTGGAACTTTAATATTTGCAATACTTGCAATATGAATGGCAGATTTTCCAACAATATCTGGATTCATGCCAAACTGTCCATTTTTGTTTTTCACAAAAAGTAAATCAGCAACCGAACGCATTTCTTCACTTTTTAAAATATATGCACCTTGTTTTGTAAATTCTTTTAAAATTTCATCCATTTGTTTATTTTCTGCAACAACAACTTGTTCAGATGCACAAATCATGCCATTATCAAACGTTTTACTCATCGTAATTTGATGAACCGCCTGTTTTATATTTGCACTAGAATGAAACATGGCTGGTGTGTTACCAGGACCCACACCAATTGCAGGTTTGCCACTGGAGTACGCAGAACGAACCATCGCCGATCCACCTGTTGCAAGAATAATGGAAATATTGTCATGATGTGTTAAAAAATTGATGTTTTCTAATGTTGGGTTTTCAACCCATCCAATACAATGTTTGGGTGCACCAGCATTAACTGCAGTTTTTAAAAGAATTTCACATAAATTTACAGTAGACTTTGAAGATCGTGGATGTAGTGAAACAATGATTGTATTTTGTGTTTTTAGTACAATTAATATTTTAAAAATCGCGGTGGATGTTGGATTTGTGACAGGACAGATTGCAAGAATGGTACCAATAGGTTCAGCAATCTTTTTTAAACCAAATTGAGTGTCATTATGAATAATACCAACTGTTTTATCATGTTTGTATTTATTGTAAATAAATTCTGATGCAAAATGATTTTTAATGATTTTATCTTCAAACACACCCATTCCAGTTTCTTCATGTGCATCTTTTGCAAAATCAACACGATACTTGTTTGCTTCCAATGCAACCTCTCTGAAAATATGATCAACTTGTTCCTGTGAAAGAAGTTCCATTTCATTTTGTGCAATAGAAACATTTTTAATCATATTTGAAATTTTATTTTTGTTTTCATTTTCATTGTTTATAATTTTATCCATTTCACTGTTTTTACGAGTTTGATCAATCGTTGATTTTAAAACATTATTTTTGCTTGAATAGCAAACTTGTTTATTATTTGTTTGAAAACGTTGTTTTTTGACAATATGGTTAACAAACGGTTTTTTTATATTGGTTCGTTGTTTCACATTATTTGTAGATAAATTTATGGCTACACTCGTGCAAACGATCGATTTTGATAACATTAATAATTAATTATTTTTTAGTTTTAATTTAATTTTTTATACAAAAATTAGTGAATGTTTAAAATATACGATAAAATATGCATTGGATTAATGTATGTAAATTAACAAAATATCATTTAAAATCATTGAATGAATCACAAAAAGTGTATCATATAAAAGATGATGTATTAATTCAAGAAGATGTATTACATCATAGAATGCACATTAATATAACAGTAGAAGGTTCTGATACAATGAAAGATTGGATTTATAATTCAATGATATTAAAAAACAAAGAAGGAATTCATAAAGGTTTTTATGAATATACAAATGAATGTATAAAAACATATGATTTAATATCAAAAATAAAAACCCATAAAAATGTAACCTTGTCAGGCTATTCACTTGGAGCAGCTGCAGTTGTAATATTGTTATACGTATATCTTTTTCATACAACAGAAACATTATTTGACGAACAAATTATAAAAATTAATTTATTTGGATGTCCACGAATTGGAAATAAATTATTTAATGAACGTTTACATGAAATGTTAAACACAAGAACAGATAAATTGAAGATTTATATTATGAATTTTAAAAACAGTGATGATATTGTCTGTGACATTCCACCAAAATTTATGGGTTATTCAAAAACATTTAATCATATTGTATTGAAATCAAATGATAAAACAACATGTTGTAAAATAACAAAACAAATCAATGATCATGATTTGAACAATTATCATTCTAATTTATCTTCATTGCTTGAACAAAATTCGGGATAATTTTCATTTAATTTTAAAACCTTTTTATGATGAACACAGTTATAATTATTTAGTGCATTTAATGCATTTCGAATAAATTCATTGCAATGATCAATTTGTTCAATAGAATAAAATGTTAAAAGTTTATGTTTTAAATGTTCATGATCTTTATAACAATCGTAAAATATGGCAACAATCACCAAACTCGGTTTGAATTCATTACATAAATTTCGATCCATTAAACATAAATCACAAAGAAAATGTACACGCAGGTTTGTTTTGGGTATATGTAAATATTCAAACATTTGTGTTTTGAAATCAAATAATGTTGGACATTTATTAAAAAATGTTTGTATTTTTTTTAATAAATATTCACATTTCATCAATTTGTAGTCTTTATAAAATACATACAAACATGTTAATAAGGTTTTTTGTATTTGTGAAACATGTAAATTGAAATGTAAACTCGAACAATAATCATCAAACAATTTAATTGTATCATACAAAGTCTTTTCAGAAAATTGAAAAGATTCTCTCAATTTAAACATAAAATTAACCAATTGTTTCTTATGACTGTAATTTAAAAAATCGGATGAAATGTGCCTGGATGTTTTTAAAACATAATGATTATTTTCAAGAATTAACAAATCATTCATCATGTTTTAAACTAGTGTTAATAAACTCTTTAAGTTCATATTGAATTAAATCAGTCTCTGATTTTGAATGATAAATTGCACCACGTCTACCCCGTCGAATGACGGGGGATGGTACAAATACAATATTAATATTGTTTAATGAATTAACCCTCAAATACACACCAGGCATTGTGTTTCATTATTTATGGTTTGGTTGTTTAAGTTTTATTAATAATGTCTGCATTCAACATGAGAGCAACATGAAGCCATACAATATATGGTGTCATACAAAGTTTTGCTTCTTTACTTGGACCTAATGTATATAAAACATAATTACTAAAAAGAAGTGCAATCATAATAAAAAAGGCTTGTTTATATTGTTTTTCACAAGTAAATAATGGAGACCAATATAAATTTAACAATAAATTTACAAACCAAACCATTAAAATTTGATTTTTTAATTTGGTGTCTTTGATTCCATTGGTTATATGTAAATAGTATCCAAAACACAAATAAATAAAAGACCACACAATAGAAAAAACATAAGAAGGTGGTTGAAATTTGGGTTTTGGAATTTCATTGTTAAAATTGCATGAAAATAAAAAGGTTACAATAAAGCTTAAAATAAGTGGAAATATAATGGTGATTAATTTATTCATTTATAATGTAATTTATTTAAAAATTACAAAATAAACATTAATATAATGGATGCTAATATGAAACAACAATTATTGACTGTGATTGCATTGAAAGACAATACACAGTTTGGCATGATTTACAATTTTATTATGATCATGATTGTTGATTATATTATAAAATATGGCAAAGAAATTGTAAATATTATTAAAAAAAGGTTCGAGTCCAAAATTGAAAGAACAATGATAACAAATATTAAATCAGAATTGATAATAAAAAAATCATCAATTATAATTGAGCGTCATTATTCAAATAAAAAAGAATATGTATCAAATTCTGAAGTAATATCTATATTTGATGCAGTTATTGATAGTTTACTTGACAATACTAATTGTAGATTATTAAAAAAAACATGTACAGGAAAATATATTATTTTATCAAAAGAACCAATTCAATTTACAAATGACATTCAAATACAAGTGCATAAAATTTTATTGGATAAAGATGAAATTGATGTTGATTTTTTAAGTTTAGAATTGTATTCACAAAATATAAATATTCCAGAATTAATCACATATTTAAATGATTTAAAAGAAAAATATGTAATAAAAATTCATAATAAAATTGGAAATAAATTATTTTATTTTGATGAAATTTATGAAAAAAATAATGTTTTACCATTCAAACATTTTAAAATGATACCATTTAATACACATCGTAAACTAAAAAACGTGTATGGTGATGATAGTATGAATATTGTAAAAAATAGAATTGATTTTTTTATTAATAATAAAAAATGGTATGAAAATAAAGGAATACCATATACAATAGGTTTTTTATTACATGGACCACCTGGTTGTGGAAAAACAAGTTTAATCAAAGCACTTGCAAATGAATTACAGAGACATGTTGTCAATATTAGACTTACAGATGACATGACGAGTGATCAATTTCAAAACATATTTTATAATGATTCAATCAAAGTTCAAAACAATATCAATGTTGAAGAATACCATATACCAATTGATAAACAAATCATTGTGTTCGAAGACATTGATGCAACAAGTAATATTGTTTGGGATCGCAAATTAATTGAAATTGATAATGAAATACAACATGAAAAAGAAGAAAATAATTTACAAATTAAACAAAAAAAAGAAAATAAAATAAAATTATCAGATATTTTAAATGTTCTTGATGGTATTATAGAAACACCTGGTAGAATAATTATATTTACATCAATTTATCCTGAAAAGCTTGACAAAGCATTAATAAGACCAGGAAGAATTGATGTAAATATAAAATTTGACTACGTGACACCTGAACACATAAAACAAATAATAGATGGATTAATAACAAACAATTTTTATGTTGATGATTTTAGTCATGTTCCACGTAATTTGTTAACACCTGCTGAAATATCAAGTTGTGTTTTTGAAAATATTCATAACATTGATAATTTTAATGATAAATTAAACAAATTAATTGAAATAAAACAACAACAAGAAATTATTGACATTGAAAATAACAATAAACATAAAAAATGTTTATTAAATTTACAAAATAAACAACCTGACATTGAAAAAAAACAAGAAACAGAAATACCAAAAAACCCCGAAAAACTTTTAAACATACAAAATGACGAAAATGAACAACTTGGCAACAACCATTTACAACAATATTTTAAAAAATCATACAATTATCAATGAAAAACACCAAATGGAATATGAAATAATGCCAGTCAATGAAACAAATAAATTTAGTGAGTTTACAGAACTTATTCAAGAGAATAATTATCATCATTTGATTTGATAAATTCAAAATCAGATGTATATTCAATCCAATCGTCACCCATTATTTAATTAATTCAATTTTTTCTTTAAAGGCTTTTTTCTAAAATTTCATGATACATGTGAATATGGATTTCATCTTTGATTGGAGATAAATTCACATTCATTAAAATACCTTGTATAGATAATAATTGCAAGTCTTCAATTTCTTCACGAATCTCGAAATGATCAATAGCAAACAGTCCAAAATCATGAGTATAAATCATTTCTTTCATTTCTGCAAAATTTTCTTTGTAAACATTTTTGACTTGACAGTTATCAAAATTGTATAATTCGTTTTTAAACATATATGTTTTCATATTAATGGGTAAAAGACCTTCATCTGTTTGTTTTCCTTTATCAGTGAAAATATTCACATAATCGGGATGAATGGAAAAGTCTTGCACAACCAAGCGATTGAATTGATCAGCCATGGGTTCATCTTTAAACATAAAAATCAATGGAGTTGTTTTACGGTCTTTTAACAATTGTAGATGAGAACGGTCATAAATATCCAAATTCCTGCGTTCCACATTCACAGCAAACAAAGCAAAAGATGCAGGGTGAACGATTGCCCAAGACATTTTTTATATCATTATATCAATATTTGTTTGTTAAAGTTAAAAAATTTTAGAAATTAACAACAATTGGTTTGTTTAAAACATTCAATTCATCATCAACAATCGATGCATTTATGGACATCGTATCACCAAACGAATCCATGCCATATCCATGATGAATGTGACCAAAAATGTGAATTTTGGGTTTAATTTTTCGAAGTTTTTTTAACATTTCAAGATTACCTAATCTTGCAGCATTGGTACAACGTTGTTGTTCATAATTTGACATTAGTGATTGAATAGTTTTATATATTATAACTTAAAAAAATAAATAATTATAAATAACATAATGTTGTATTTACGAACTTTAATTTCAAGGTTATTTAAGCCAAAAGAATGTTTCAGACATTTTTATAAAATCGAAAAATTTCAAAAAGAATGTGATTGTGTCATTAAATGTAAATATCCAAAACCACCAAGATCAAATTTGGAATATATATACATTTCTACAAATAAAATAAAACAAAATTTATAAATTTAATTTTTTTTTAAAGCCTTTTCTTTAATCATATCACACAACATGGGTTTCTTTTTGCGATCTAGGTCTTTGTTGGTGTATCCAAGTTGTTTGGCAATATCTTTCAATTGTTTTTTCAAATAAGTGGTGCAACGTTTTTTGCCAATTTTAAAAACTTTTTTATTGACAGTAAAATTATCACCTTCTTTTTTCGTTGCAAGTTTTGCTAATTTATTTGTTTTTCCAAATTGAATTTTCTTTCCTATTGGAATGACAACTTTTTTATTAAATTGTTGATTATTAATGTGATTCACTTTCTTCTTTTGTTGTAAAACAAGTGAAATGTTCATAATGTTATTTGTATTGTTAACAACATTGTTATTATTTATATTATTTGAAGAAATACACCGAATGGGTTTATTGTTATTTTCATTACCTGCCTTGAATAACTCACAATCCACAGCAACACGTTTTAAAATCATTTCAAATAATGAAATGACTTTTTGTTTAAACATCGCCATATTTTTGATATGAATATCCACAAAAGTTATTTTATTTGTATTCATATTTGCAGGACCAACTGCATAATAATGATAAATATCAACATGACGTTCATCTGATGGCAAATCTTTGTGAGAACAGAAACGAACACCTCGCCCCACAATTTGTTCAGTACGACTTTGATTCCAATAAGGATCTAATAAATGAACTTGACGTGTTCGTAATAAAGTCACACCTTCTTTCATAGCAGGTGAACCAAGAATCACAGAAATCAAACTTCCATCACGGTTGGCTGGACTGTTAAAAATACGAAGAATTCTTGTGTTTTCGTCAGGTTGTCCACTTCTGAAAACAGCAAAACGTGGGTTTGTCCCTTTTTTAACTGGACACAAGTCTGGTGTGACTTCGACATAATCATTGTGTTCAAGAATTTTTGCAAATAAATCAATTCCATTTTTTGTCACAAAATTTGAATACACAAATGCAGGACCTTTAGATTCCTTAAGTTTTTTCATACATTCATAAAATTTACAAGAATGTTTCTTAACATTTTCAATATTCTTTTCATTAGGAAACACAGAATTTGAAGCCTTACGTGGACCAATTAAAAAGGTTGCACTCATGGGTGCATTCACTTTAGTGTTGATGGGTGTTTCACCGATGGCTTTAAGATATTGTTTGTATTGAAAATCAGACATTTTGCACATCACTTCGTGTGTTTTTGTTCGCGGATATGCAATTGGATTCGCACCACGGAAATAACTGACTTTATTCTTGAAAAATTTAATAAGTTTTTCTTCACCAACAACTTGATTAAAATTCTTTCCAACTTTGTACAATTTTTCAAATTCTTTTACCGGTAATTCATGTTGATTTGGTTCACGTAACAAATTTCCAATGAGTGCAAGTTCAGTGGGACGGTCAAACATAGGTGTTCCCGATAAAAGAATGGCTTTCATATTTTTGTATTTTTTGCTTACTAATTCATGTTTAAAAATTTGATACATGGTTCCTTTTGCACTAATAATGTTTTGAACTTCATCTACAATAACAAGACGATCGTTTAAATTGATTTGTTTATTTTTACTTAATTTCGAAAATTTTTGATACGACATAATGTCAAACACACGATCAATTCGTTCTTTTAATTTGTCAGTCAATTGCTGATCTTTTTTTCTTGCATTTTTATTCAAATCACATGGATTCGTTTGTGAAACTTTTTTGAAAAACTTTCCATCTTTCAATTGTTTTCCACAAGGTCCCATCAATTCTTTATAAAAATTAGGAATTAATGAAGCTGGCATAACCACAATAATTTTATGTTTATTCGATTCAAAATAAGACGCAGTCATAGAAATGGACGTACAAGTTTTTCCAGAACCAAGACCATGGAAAAGCAATAATTTAGACACACTTGAATGTTTAATAAATTCTTTTAAAAATTTTTGATGATTTTGCAATCCAAAACCTTTTTTATTTAAACATATGGATTCCATGGTTTCCTTTTTTCTTTCATTCTTATTTATTTTGTAATTACTGTAATTCATGTTATACTATTATTTTTTATAAAATTTTCAAACCAGCGAATTGTTGACAAACATTCATTGGATTATGCTGTTTATAAAAAGCAACAAACAATGTCTTGCTCATTTTAATTGGCAATTTTATGCCTGATTTGTTGGATTGATATAACTTTCCATTTTCACATTTTAAATACGTACCGTGAGCAGACCGCAAACAAAAATTCATGTCAACAAACCATCTGTTCCAAAAAGACTTGTGATTATAATGATAATTCCAATACACATGTTTTTTATTTTTATGTGCACTGAGAGTATCATCATTGTCATTTGTCACGTAAAAGCATTGAAATTCATCATCATAATTCACAATGATTCCATATTCTTCAAATTCAAACGTGTATTCTAAAGATTTTTGAAATACGTTTCCAATAGGTTTCATCAAACTCTTCAATGATGTCTGCTTGTTTCAAAAAATGTGTTAAATGTTTAAATGTATAATCTTTTGGAATCAATTGAAATGAATGATGTACAGACAATGGTGTTTTATTTTGAAAAAGAATGATATTAAATTGGTTATGATAAAGGTCAACAAGTTCAAATGTTCCATATCCAAATTGGCATTTTAAAATATACTCTTTATCAACAATTTTTTTTAATAATGGTATGTTTCTGTAAGCAAACTGTTCAATAGTTTCCATTGTATTCATTCATACAACTCACATTCTTTAAGTTATTAATCATAGATTCAGTGAATCCAATGTGAAGTAGAAATTTATCATCAAATCTAAAAATAAAATACCGTTTTGTTTTTAATATATCTAATAAACATGATTGAAACATTTGTTTATTTGTATTATCCAAATTCACATGTTGAATAAGATCACAAAGATGACATGACTTTAAAACATGTTTATGTGAAATCATTGACATTCTGCAATTTGGACATGTTTGATTGTGTTGTTTCCATTGACTCAAACAAATTGTATGAAAAACATGCCCACATTTTGTAAATTCATAATCACAATAACAAATATTGAAACAAATGCTGCAAATATTTGACATGATTATTCATACAATTTTACATTTTATTCTAGTTTTTCTTTATCTAGAATTTTTTTGTCACCTAACAACAATTGTTTAATAAAATGATCATATGTAACATTATCAAACGCATAATCCATTGGCAAATGAATTATAAAATAATATTCAAAAAATTCATAATAAATATATGGTCTCATTTATTATAATGGTCAAAAAATTCATAATAAATATATAAACGTTCAGCAGCTTTGCCTGCGGCTCCTCATTTATTAAAATGAAAAAATAAATAAATTGTTCCACAAACAATACTGCTTACGGTAAAACCAAATACACAAAAAAGTGCAATATGTTTTGTTATTTCACACATTGTGACATCTTCTGATATTTCTTTATGCATTTTTTAAATTGACCTATTATTTCTTTAATTACAACAAAACAAGCAATAAAAAAAAGACAATGGGTAACAACATGCAAACAATAAAAATAAGTAGTCTTGTGATTCACACATATTTAAAGAACACTATTAATATATTATAAACATGATTGAATTCAGTAACGGAACAAGTGGACAATTAAATTTAACACCTTATTTAATTAAACATCAAAAAAAACCACATTACCATTGTATTAATCTACCTGCAACAGTATCTATGCGTTCCACGAATAAACATAGTCAAATATTATATCCATCATATACACGATCATTTATTATTGGATTTTTAAATTTGGACACAGCACTTGAATATAAAGAACATTTTATTAGAAAACCATTACAACGATGTGAAATTATTGGTGAATCACATAACGAAACGTGGATGCATTTTCAAAACAAACAGGATCCAAACATGTGTATATCACACCGAATGTGTATTGAACCATTTGGAGATCATGATGAAAATTTAAGTAAAATGGTTTCAAATATACACATTGGTTTTATTATTGCATTTAATTTAAATATTATCAAAGATCCAGAAGAACTACTAACATTACAAGGAATTACAATATTTCCAGAAGAATTTGTGAGTGAAAATTTTTACGATTATGATATTGTGTCTCATTTAAGACATTTATACACATTGGATTATTAAAAAAATAAAAAGAATAATATATGAGTAAAAAAACACCAACTTGCTATTTTATTTTACTTGCTATTTTATTATTTTTATTATTTCAATGTTACCATAAAGAATATTTCACACTTTTTTCTATTTTTAAACAAAGTGGTCGTGATGAAACCACATTTAAAATGGAATGATAATAATATATAAAAATGAAACTCACTCAAAAACAAACACTTTATGCAGTATACGCATTATCATTCTTGGTGTTTGCATACTTTTTTTATTGCAGATGCACTTCAAATAAAAAAGAAACAAATTCAAAGAAAAGAGTTCGTTTTGTGGAAAATTTTGAACCTGGAACAAAGTCACCGGTGACACAAAGACCCATGACAAATTCACCCATGACAAATTCACCCATGACACAGTCACCCATCAACACAACACTTGCATTAAATCAAGCAAAAAACAACGAATTTGGATACAATTTAGGAACACCCATGATGAATGAAACATCCTTCCAATTTACTACCGATGGAAAAGAAAACACACCAACCATGGGAAAATCACCATTAGGTGTAAATTATGAATCTGTAAAAAATCCTGGATTTTCAAAACAATTATTAGAACGTGCAAATGCTTTTGATTCAAAACCATTTGTGACTAATTTTGAATTTAATGTAAACCAAGAACTGTTACAATCAGATAATTTACAAGTCAATCCATTACAAGTATCTGGTGTTCTTCCACAACATAATATACCATGTAAATGAAGTTATTCTTTAAAAAACTTATTAATTAGTTTTCCATTTGATTCACGAACATAAATGGTTCCATCACAAAATTCCATATTTCCTAAAAAACACAATTTTGTTGTGCCACATGCATATCGATCTTCACCCAACACGTGAACCACCCTCCCACATGCATTGATCACACGATTACTAATATTCGTATCTTGGTCATAACCTTCAATTGTTCTAGTAATTTCACCAGTGTCTTGATGATAAATATGGGAGTATGCTTTTAAACAATAGGATCCACAATCCTTACCATCATCAACTTTTGAAGGTGGTTCACCACTGCTTGTCTTTGGCTGTGTGTTTGCAAATCGTGATGGGCACGAAATTGCATTTGTTTTGATGTCTCTCTGTTTGTTCACAAATACACTTGAAATGACACGAAGTGGTGTTTGAATAAGATTAAACATTTTATTTAAATGAAACTATTTTCTTTAAGTCAAGTTTTTCACGATTTGTGTATAATAACATAGTTATTAAATATCCAATGTATACATCCACAGTGTAATGACTTCGAGTAGAAATCATGATAGTTCCTTCAACAAGTGCCAAACATAATAATGGTATTTTATATTTTGGATAAATTTGAATCAAATATAAAATCATCATTGTGGTCACAGCAGTGTGTCCGCTAAACATCATATCATGATCCTTTTTATATTTATTTTGTGGACAAGGAAACACGGTTAATTGAATGGAAATCATTCGCACAACAACAAGAATGATCATCACAGTGATTAATTCATTCAAATTGATATTATTTTTATTAAATAGTATCATCAAAAACACAATTGCTGGTAAAATATTTTCAATAAATTGATAGTCTTGTAAATCAGGTAATATATGATGACCAATGTCTTTTAATTTACACTTGCCATTGTATGTATTTTGTCCATTCTTATTTAATTTTTTTGTTACATATGAATTCAACAAAATAACCAATAATAATACAATAATTAAATGTTTCATTTATAAAATAGAATTATTTTTTTCTTTCAAACAAAAAAGCTTGTGATTTACCCCACCATGTTCCAGCCCAATGATGAACTGCAATGGTGTCCACAGGCCATGCATCATTTTGAATCATATAATCTTGCACCAATTGAATCGATTTTCTTTCATCCGGTGTTCTGAATATTCCTTCATTTTCTGTGTCAATCAATGGATAAAATACACTTGGTTTTGCAACCGCGAATTCCGGATCTTTTTCAAATAATTTACCTTTCATGTACAACCCGTGAATCATATCAGGTCCCGTAATATTCACAGCACATTTACTGTAGTCTTTCACACCCAAACGAATATGTTTTAACAGTGCATCCCAAAAATAATGCGTGGGTACAGATGCAATGATTGCATTACAACACCAAAAATCAGCATTTCTTAAACGTTTTGCATGAAATCTGGGTTCACTGCCAATAATCAATTTTTTATCTTTGAATTTTTCAAACAGGTTTTCAGTCAACGGTTTCACACATTGAAAATCAATGTCTGCATACAATCCACCATATGTGTTTAAAATACAATATCTTGCAACATCTGCACGTTTCACACCATGGTCAAAATTATCATACATTTCCAACAGTTCTGGATATTTTTCTTGAATTAAATTTCGATTATCAATGTCTGTCCAAAACCAATAATCCCAATCAGGATTTAACGTCTTCCATGACTCTACAAATTGTTCAAATTGTGGTGGTATGTCTTTGGTTTTCCATGTTTGATGAATAATTTTGGGAATGGTTCTTACAAGGTTAGAATCTTTTTCATGTCTCCATGTTCCAGATCCTACATGATGAAAATATAATGATGCCTCATTATTTGAAATAATTTCAATATGATTTGTTTCATTTTTATTTTTAAAATAAGCGTATGCACTTGATATAACATCAGGTCCTGTTGCCCATACAATATCAGAATCTTTCCAATAGTCCAGTTTTTCCTTTTCCATTAATTGGTTTAAACGTTGTTTACAAAGTGAAATACAATATGACCAAAAATCATAATTCTTTTTTGAGTCACACGATTCCATAATGCAATTATAAAGACGCAATTTGTTTTGTTTATCTTCACGGGGTCCCATTTTTTCGTCATTGCAACAATCATTTTCTGAAAACAATGTCAATGTTTTTTCATTGGATTCACTGTCAGTGTCTGGGATAAAATCAACAAAATCTCCTTTTAAAACCAGGTCAAGATCAATATAAAACCCATGATATTCACGCATCACATAAAGTCGTGCAATGTCGGATTGACACACTTTGCGTGGAATTTTGTCATATATTTCTTTAAAATCTGAATCTACCAATGATTCCACGTCTTTTTTATTTAGTATTTTAAATTCAATGTTTGGAAACAATTTTTTGTTTTGTTCTAAAATTTGGACAAATTGTTCAGGCATGGTGTCTTCCCATAAACCGAATACACTGTATACTGTGAATGTCATTATTCCTAATCATTTGATATTTTTTTAAACTTGTTTTTGTTTTAAATCTTTCAATGCACAATTCACAAAATTACCATCAATGTCTGTTTTTATCACAAAAATATCACCTCTTGGTGGAAGACAATCAAACACAGATATTTCAATTAAATCTTTTGGAAATCTTTCATTGATTTGCATCTGATTATAATTTTCTTGACCTATGAATACCAAATCTTTTTCAATACATGTACCAATGATTGTGAATGGATTAATAATGTCTTTCATTTTATAATATTTTTTTAAACAAATGGGTTCATCATTATTTATTGGATAATATACACCAGTGTACATTCAACGTTTATAACATATAAATAGAATTGAAAAAAGGATGGACGTACAAACAAAAACTTGAAATAATTTTCGAGTATTTTTTTCATTCATTCCAAATGGACGTCCAATTATTTCATACGATTCTTGTTTAGTTGGATTATCACCTAATTTATAATTAGGATTATCACGTAAATGTTCAAAATACGATAAAATACATTCTTGTTTTAAAAATTGCCAATGAATTACAATGGCTACAATGGTTAATAAATAATACACTAAATATTTTTTTGGTTTTTTTGTGTAACAAACAATCAAATACGGTGCTAATCATTCTACGAATAATATGAATAAAATATGAACAAATAAAATAATATTTTTTATTAACATTTGTTTATATTATAACATCATGAATTGTTATTATTATGACACTATTCAAAAAAATATGTCAACATGGGACGCTGTCATTGACGGATGTTTTATTTTAATTATGGAAAACTCCAAACATAAAGAAAACATTTATAAAAATATAATACCCAATGTACCCGTTTCTAAAATATTTGTACAGTACAACAAAGGGTTTCGGAAATGCGAAAAAGAAAACATTGATCGGACGGATAAAGACTTGGCGTATTCGTTAAAAGTGGCGTTTCAAAAAGCATTGTCCATGGGTATGAAACGGGTGTTAGTGTTGGAAGAAGATGTATTATTTGACGATCGAATTCAAAATAAAGAAATAACAGATGACATTAAACAGTTTATTTCCATAAAAAATCCAGATGTTTATAATTTGGGTTCTGTTTCATTCACTCCAAATATAATGTCAATGTTTTCAAATCACATGCATGTACATCGAATGACATGCACACATGCAGTTATATACAGCGAAATGTATATGAAAGATTTTATAAAAAATAATACAAAAAATATTCATACAGATGTTTATTTTAATAAATTTAAAAATAAATATTTGTATAAAATACCCATTGCATACCAGTTGTTTGAAAAAACAGAAAATACTGATAATTGGAATTCACTCGGAATAAATTGGTATTCAGTTTCAAAATTTGTGATATTTGATTTTTATAAATTAGATAAACAAGCACAACCTGGTTTTGATAAAGTTTATGAAGAAAATAAAAAATTACATATATTCATTTTGTTAATACTGTCCATATTATTTGTAAAATATTTAGAAAAATATATTATATAAATGAAAACATCCACTGGTTTCATTGCACTTATTCATTTGTTATATATAATTATAATCATGTGGTTTGCTCCCTTGTTGATTTCCAAGTTTAAATTACGTTGTAAATATTACAAAATCTATGTCATTATTATTATTTTACAAGTATTACATTGGTTCATGAGTGAATCTAAAAATGAATGCATATTATCTTATTGGGAAAAAAAGAATGAAAATAAAAATTATATAAAAGGAAGTGAACCTGAAAAAACATATGCATGGAATTTATTACAAAATGTGACAGGTTTATCCATCAAAACAATTCAAAATCAACATGAACATTTAAGCAGAACTGTATTTGTAATTTTAATCATCATGATTGTCACACAATGTAAATTAAATCAAGCACAAATGTTTCAAGCGTATTTATACATTTATTTAACCATGAATTTTATAAATTTTGATTCTGCAAAAATGACGTCAAATAATGCAGATAATATTTAAAAATAATATAAAAAATGTTTTAAATATTATCTGCATTATTTGCATTACTTTTGACTATTTTAGAACCATGTACAAATATTTCTACAAAATTTTTAATATTTATTAATCATTATGGTAAACTTATTGTATTTTTATCACCATTATTTGTTGAATACAATATAAAATGTTTATATATAATTTTATCCATTTTGCTTTTTGTGTTTATTCAAAATATATGTAACAAATCACCAGATAAAATGAAAACACATACATGTGTACTATCACGATATACAAATGAAAAATGTGGTCAAGATGTGGACAACGAAATGCATGACCTTATTTATTATTTGGGTCTTAAAAAGAATTACAAATTATATGAAACATGTTTTAATTTATTTACATTTATTCTTATTGTACACTTAATTTGTAAAATAAAAAATCACTAAATATTATAACATTATGGATTGTTATTATTATGACACCATTCAAAAAAATATGTCGACATGGGATCCTATCATTGACGCCTGTTTTATTTTAATCATGGAAAACTCCAAACATAAAGAAAACATTTATAAAAATATAATACCCAATGTACCCGTTTCTAAAATATTTGTACAGTACAACAAAGGGTTTCGGAAATGCGAAAAAGAAAACATTGATCGGACAGATAAAGACTTGGCGTATTCGTTAAAAGTGGCGTTTCAAAAAGCATTGTCCATGGGTATGAAACGGGTGTTAGTGTTGGAAGAAGATGTATTATTTGACGATCGAATTCAAAATAAAGAAATAACAG